TGTGTCGGGTATGTCAGTAAATGTCAGTAGGTTTGGGGTTATAGTAAAGATACGGAGGGGGACAAAGAAGTGATTAACAAACCCCTATAAAGCCGTGGAAAGGAAGTGAGAAAATGGAGGACAATGTAAAACAGCTTACGGAGGGATTTTCGGAGGCGGCTGAAAAAGATAATGCGGAAAGTAATGCCGAAGTTAATTCTGAGGTGGTTACAAAAATTAATTCGGAAGTTGATTCCGAAGTTAATTTCGAAGTCGATTCGGAAGCCAAGGAGACGGGTAGTGAAGAAAAGGAGGTTGAAAAAACGGTGCAGGTAAAGAACGATAATGATTCGGATAATAATTTATCGGAGCTTGAAAAAAGATGTGCCGACTATGAAACAAAAATTTGCGAAATGCAAAAGGATTTTGCACTACAGCTTGCATTGCAAAGGGCAGGTGCAAGAAATGTTAAGGCGGCTATGGCGTTAATTGACAGAGCTGCAATTGCTGTTGATAAGGGCGGCAATGTAGTAGGCGTTGAGGAGCAGATTGAGGCACTTAAGGCTGACGGCGAAACGGCGTTTTTGTTTAAGGACAACAGCTTAAAGGGGCTTGTACCTCAGGAAAACGCAAGGCAGACGGAAACGGAAAGCGGTGCAATGACGTATGCACAGCTTTGTGAAATTTACAAATAAAATTAAAAAACGGGAGGAAAATTTTTATGGCAAAATTTAACAGTAAATCATTTAATCCACAGGCTTTTGGAGAGTACATAAGCCATATACCACAGCTTAAAAAGAACGAGCTTGTAAAAAGCAGAGCCTTAAAGGGCAACAGCGAGATTAGGGCGGCATTTTCGTCACAGAGCGGTACAGGGTATGCAATTGTACCTATGTACGGTCTTTTGGGCGGTGATGTGCTTAACTATGACGGCACAACAGATATTACGGCAACAACCACAAATACCTACGAGCGTGGCGTTGTGGTTGTAGGCAGAGCGCAGGCTTGGCTTGAAAGCGACTTTGCGGAGGATATTACGGGCGGTGCGGACTTTATGGATAACGTTGCCGCACAGGTAAGCGAGTACTTTGACGGAGTTGACCAGAGTGTTTTGCTTTCAATATTAGAGGGTATTTTTGCAATGACCGGTAAGGGCAATGCGGACTTTGTTGAAAAGCATACCTACGATGTTACGGCGGTTGGTGACGGCACAATTGAGCCTACCTCACTTAACAAGGCTGTGCAGAGGGCTTGCGGTGACAACAAAAACAAGTTTGCAATTGCAATTATGCACTCGGCGGTTGCTACAAACCTTGAAAACCTTAACCTGCTTGAATATCTTAAATATACCGACAAGGACGGTATCAGCAGAGATTTAACGCTTGCTACTTGGAACGGCAGAGCGGTGCTTATTGATGATGATATGCCTGTGATCGAGGAGGACGGTGAAACAACCTATACAACCTATTTGCTTGGTGCGGGTGCGTTTGACTATGAGGACATCGGTGCGGAAAACGCCTACGAGATGTACAGAAATCCCGTTGCAGGCGGTGGTCAGGACGTACTTTTTGTAAGACAGAGAAAGTGCTTTGCACCATTCGGTATCAGCTATACAAAGAAAAATCAGGCAACGCTTTCACCTACCAATGCGGAGCTTAAGGACGGTGACAACTGGGAGCTTGTAAATGACGGTGCAACGGAAAAGACCTTCATTGACCACAAGTCAATCCCGATTGCAAGAATTATCTCTAAAGGCTGATAGATGGGACTGATAGGTGATGGCTATGACAGAGACGGATGTTAAGGAACGGCTTAAGCAGATGAGCGTTGAGCTGTCGGAGAATGACGATGAGGCAATTTTGTTTGCCGTGGAGCGTACGGAGGAGCATATAAAAAACGTATGCAACATTGACTATGTGCCCGAGGAGCTGGAGCTGCTTGCCGTGGATATGGCTTGCGGTGAGTTTTTGCAGGCAAGGCTTGTTGCGGATATGCTTTTAAGCTTTGACGCAAAGGGTGCGCTAAAGGCTGTAACAGAGGGTGACGTTAAGCTGGAGTACGGCGGCAGTGACTCAAACGAGGTACTGCTTAAGTATTTGAGCCGTGGCGAAAATGAGCTGTACAGGTTTAGGCGACTTTGCTGGTAAAACGGAGGTGAGCTGTTGGGAATACGGGAGGACATAACAAGCCTATATCACGGAGAATGTGATATTTACGAGCTTGATGAGAAAAGGGATGAAAGGGGAGTAAGCACCTTTGAGAGGGTGAGCGTGCAAAGCGGTGTTAAATGCAGACTGGTGTTTTCAAGCCGTGAGGGGTTTGCCCTGTTAAGAAATGCCGCACAGGCTACGCAAAGCACGGATTACATACTTAATGTGCGTGTGTTTTTGCCACCCGATATTTATGTTAAGGCAGGCAGTATTATGGAGGTAAGGCAAAACGGCGTGAGCTACCTGCTGAGGGCTACGGCAGAGGGTGCTAGGTACAAATACCATCAAGAGGTGATGGCTGTGCCCGAAAAGGAGGAGGTGTAAAGGATGATTAACAGACTGGTTGACGGTGTGTGCAAGGCGTTGTCGGAGGAGTTTGGCGAGGAGGTACGCATTTACACCGAAAGGGTTGAGCAGGGCTTTACACGGCCTGCCTTGTTTGTGGAGGTGGTAAAAGCTGAGTCGGAGCTTTTCAGAGGTGATAGGTACTATTTGCAAACGGAGCTTAATGTAAGCTATTATCCGCAAAGGCAGGGGCGAAATGAGGATATGTGTGATGTGGCGTTAAGGCTTGGTGAGGCACTGGAGCTGATTGAGCTTGACGGCGAGCCGCTCAGGCGTACAAGTGCAAGTCAGTCGATTGAGGGTGACAGAGCGGTAAGCAATGCGCACTATGACTTTTTTGTAAGGCATACTCGAGACAATGAGGAGGATACCGAGCTTATGTGGGAGGACAAGCTGACTATTAAAGAAAAGGGGGATATTGATGAGTGAGGAAAACAAAAAGGAGACCGAGCAGGTATTTACAAGGGAGCAAATAGCTGAATCGGAGAGGTTTGCAATGCACCGTGATTTGGTGCTTGCGTTGACAAAAGAGGGCGAAAGGCTGACCGTAAAGGCAATGGATAAGAGAATAGGCAGCTTTTTAAACAAAAAATTTTAATAAATAGGAGGTAAATTTTATGGCTTTAGGCGGAGGAACTTTTTTAACACAAAACAAGGTATTACCCGGTGCTTACATTAACTTTGTATCGGCGGCATCGGCAAGCGCAAGCCTTGGCGAAAGGGGCTATGCGGCTGTAGGCTTAAGCCTTGACTGGGGCGAGGAGAACGGCATTGTTGAGGTAACAAGCGAGGACTTTCAGACGGACAGTACAAGGATTTTCGGCTATGATTACACAAGCAAGGCACTTACATATTTAAGGGAGCTGTTTTTAAATGCCAAAACAGTTTATGTGTACAGGCTTAACGGCGGCGGCAAAAAGGCTGAGAACAAGTACGCCGTAGCAAAATACAGCGGTACAAGGGGCAATGACCTTACAATTGTGATTGAGGAGGCTGTTGACGGTGGCTTTGAGGTGGTAACAAAGCTTGACGGCAACGAGGTTGACAGCCAGATTGTAGCAAGTGCGACAGAGCTTGTCGCAAATGACTATGTAACCTTTATTACATCGGCAGAGCTTGCGGCAGAGGCAGGTGTACCGCTCGAGGGTGGTACAAACGGCAGTGTAACGGGGCTTAGCCATCAGGAGTTTTTGGACAAGGCGGAGGCGTACAGCTACAATGTGCTTGCGTGTGCGTCCGACAGTGACGAGGTTAAGGCGCTTTATGTGGCGTACACAAAGCGTATGCGTGAGGATATGGGTGTAAAGATACAATGTGTGCTTTACAACAAGGCTGCTGACCACGAGGGCATTATTAATGTTAAAAATACTGTAGTTGGTGACACAACGGCACTTGTTTACTGGGTAGCGGGTCTTATGGCAGGCTGTGAGGTTAACAAGAGTACACTTAACAGGGTGTATGACGGTGAGCTGGAG